TTGTTGTCGTTTTTTATGAAATTCAACTGTCCACCCGAATTGATGCGCATGTGGGTGTGCTCGGTGCCGCCTTGCTTCAATTTCATGATGGTGCCCAGGCCATTGAAAATAAAATCCGGCTTTATGGCGAACGCGATGTACTTCGTGGCGCTGGATGTTTTGAGCCCGAATCGGAGCTCATTGCCGCTCGTTACTCGGACCGCACCTTTTCCGCTTCGACTGCCGCTCGATAGGACCGTGGCGGCACCGCCGGCGGTGTGATCGCCGATGCTTGTGGAATAACCAAATGAACGAATCAAATCGTAAGTTAGGGCCATGCGTCCTCCCGCGTTTAATTAAAAGGTCCGCGCACCGCGTTGTTCGTCGCATCGATGTAAAGCAGGCGGCATGCCGCCGGCGCCACATTCACGGTGACCGCGCCGCTTCCAACTTTAATCGTTACGTTCTGGCCGCCGGTGGTCGCATTCTCCACCATGGTCGGCCGATTCCGTGATTTGAACGTGACGGTCCGCGCAGCCGTCAATGCGCCGGTGAAACGGAAATAAATCGCCGCGTCGTGTTCGAGATCCGTCAGCGCGACGTTGGCATCCGGAATGTTTTTCACCAGGGCGGATCCCAACGCGGCATCGAGACGATCGAAGGCTTTGTTCGCCGTCGTTTCTTTCTGCAGTTGGCTTTGAACGATGTAATCAACCTCGAAATTAACTGTGCTCACAATGTCACCTCGATCACGTCGCTCGGTTCAAGCTGGATGAATTTTCTTGTCAGCACGATTTTTCGTTCGTGCCGCTCCGTCCACATCAAGGGCAAAAGCGTTTGCGCGGTCCGTTTGGCTTCGTCCGCGGTCATGACGATCGGGAGATTCACGTCGACATCGTTCGCATAGTCGGTGATCAATCGCTCGTCGTGCTGCTCGCCCTGCTCGTAATCCTTTTCTTTCTGGAGATAACGCACGCGGATAAACGTCGGCAATTTTCTTTCGTGGATCTCGCTCGTGGCGAGGAGATCCGGCGGCTCCTGGCCGGGCTCGAAGGCACCGAGATCGTTTTTCGTAAGCGTGAGAGAGACCGGACGATTGCGTTTTGGAAATTTGAGGATCGCCCCGCTCTCGACGGCATCGAAGAGAAAGCGAACTAACAAAGGTTTCAGGAAATCGCTCCACGTCATCGTGCGATCGCGCTGATAGCCGCGCAGGCAATCGGTGAGCTCGCTCACGTCGAAGCGCGATTGCGGAATCAACGCGTATTTGCACGCGCCGGCGACAACCTCGGAGAGCGGCACGCAATCTTCATTGAACACGAGCGCCACGGGGTAAATATCGCCGTTCTGCGGACCATAGAAGAACACACTATTTTTGAAGATCAATTGCCCCGCGCCAAAATTGACGCCAAACACGTTGCCGACGGTGCCGATCAATTCGCATTGTTTGTCCTTCAAACGATAAAAATTCACTGTGCCGAACCCGTGTCCGGTCTGCACGAAATACATTTTCTCGTCGTTCACAACGGAGAAGCTCGCGAGTTGTGACACGCCGAGCTCCCAGATCTCCAGAACTTCGAGGCTATCGCGGTCCAATTTGAACAGGCGCGAGCTCGGCCCGCCGAACAGATTGCTCAATTGCTGCGATTCGAGGGCGTAGAGAAAACTGTTCGATTCGCGGATTTGAATCACGCCCGGATAGGGCAGCAATGAATCGCTGTAGCGCATGAAGAATCCGGCCGGACTGTATTCGGCGAGAACGCCGAGCGGAGATCCCCAACCGCTATTGAACCACAACAAAAGTTTGCCGTTCGTGTAGGTCCAGCTTGACGGCGATGCCACGAAACTCCCAGGCGGGGGCAACATAAAAATTTCCCGGCCCTCGTTGTAAAGAATCAGATGAAAGCCATCTGCCGCGGTCTCCAGAAACGCGGGCACATCGCTCTGCCCGGCGCCGGCCGTGTGCGGGATTCGATCCCAGATTGGATCCGAGGGATTGAGGATCTTTGTTTCCGGAAAAATCCCGTTCGGCGTCGCGCGCACGTAATAATAGGCATAAGGAGAATTCACTGTGTTGCTGCCGTAGGTCGTGAAGGCCTCCGCCCAGAAATTCGTATCGGTCACGAGAAGAACGGCCTCGCCGTTGTCGTCGATGTAATTCCAACTTTGTTTGGTGATCCACGCCATCCCGAGACCGGCGGTCGCGCTCCATCTTGGAAAGACTTGGAGCGATTCGCCGCCGTTGTCGAACACTTCCGCCGTCGCCGGCGGCACCTGGTTGCCGTAATCCGCCAATTGAAAATCAGTCACCACGATGTAAACGATCCCGCGATAAGCAGGAACGTTGCCGACGCCGTGCAGAGCTTCGAGCGTTGGATCGGGTAATTGATCCTCGGATCCGACATAGATTTTCAATCCGCCATTGTTGAATGGAAAATTCGACGCGAGGATCTCCTCGATCGTCACGCCCTCGGGCACGTTGCGGACGAGCTTTGGACCCATCCAGATCCGGAGGATCCCGGCCGCCTCGCGGCGGCGAAACATCCAGGCCGCGTCAAGCGAATAGGTGTAAAAGAAACCCGAGGGGCCGCCGCCAAAAATGCCCTTGCCGCCGGCCTTGTGTTTCTTCTCTTTGAGTTTGCTCGCGTCGACGAGCAGGCCCGGCAACGCGATCGTTCCCCATGAATCGCGCACGGGCTCGCCGAACGCGCTCGATGTAACATCGAGATCGGTGAGACGCGGCCCGATCTGTTGAGGCTTCGGCGGAAACATCTGGCTCGCAATCAGTGAGCCCACCGTCCATGCGATCGATGCCACCGTCATCACCGTGCTTGCGGCCAGGCCGGCGGCGGCAGCGCCGGCGGCGGAGGCGGCTGCGACCGCCGCCGGAATGGCGAGCATTACGGCCTCGGCATCCGTCGGGAATAACAGGAACAGCAACGCTAGGATGATCATCAATCCTTGATCCCTCGCAATCGATAAAATCGCACGATCCGGCCGCGGAATTCCGGGGTCAATCTCTGTTCGACGACCTTTCCGGTGCCGGAATGCTCGACGCTCCCGGCGCGGGAATGCGCGTGGATGATCGTGCCGAGTTCGCTCAAGACGGCCAGGTGTCGAGGAGCCCCTCCGATGTAGAGATCGCTCATCCAGGCGATATCGCCGGGCTTCTCCTGGCCCGGCGGAACGCGTTCGAGGAGCTCGTCGAGCCCCTTCTCCATCTGCGCGGGAACGGGCAGCATGCCATAACGACGAAAATCGAAATCCGCCGGCAAGAGCCCGAGGGCCTTCGCCGATTCCTGGGGCGCGCCGATGCAGTCGACGAAAAGCCCCTTGGTTCGTCCTTGATGACCGAACGGCGTCCCGATCCAGGTCCGGCATTCGGCTATAAATTCGGCTCTTGTTTTTCCCATGCGATCAATTCCGCCGGCCATTTCTGCTGCGTCTCATCCTGCAACGTGAGCCCGTCGCGGATCCAAAGCTCGTCGCCGTCCCAACCGATCCAGCCCTCGCCCTGCAATCGGAAAAATCCGCCGCCGATCTTCCGCCACGTCCAATCGAAGGGCTCGCACCAGAGATGCATGCCCGAATGGTCGAGATGCTTCGAGCAGCGCACGATGAACGACATAGGGAAATCGTGCGCGGCAACCTCGATCATCGAGCGGCAGCGATAGATATCAGGCGGAATCTGTTCGTTCATTTCGGCGCATTCGGGAACATGAATTGTTGGTGAACGCCTGGGATCGAGGGCTCGCCGCGGAAATTGTAAACGTTATCGAACGTCTTGCAGGTATCGAATCGATGATCGCAGCCGACCTCGATCAGATAAGGATCGCCGAGATCTACCGGATAAAGCGGCATGTCGCGGAGCACGATCGCGCCAGGCCGCCAGGTGATCACGCCGCCGGCGGTCGAGCTCGGGATCGCCTCGGCGACGGTGATCCGCGTGCGGTTCGGTCCGGGCTCGTAGATGACGGCGGTCACGGTGTACGTGCCATTGTTTCCAGAGCTTGCGGAAACCGGGAAGGCATCGCCGATCGTGAAAAATTGCACCTTGTCGCCGGTCACATAGAAATAACTGTTCGCCACATCGACGAGGATGATCGGATATTGCGTGCGCGAATATTTCTTGACCTCCGTCGAAAAGCCGCCATTGCGGCCGTCGGTGAAGGTGAAAAGACCAAACATGAAACGCCCGTCGAGCTCGGTGCGGTTTTTGTCCTGGACGATATCGCGCTGTGGGGATCCGGTCACGGTTCCCTCTTTCGTGAGGGCATCGATCACGGTCCACGTGACGCCGCCGTCTCCCGTCGTGGATCCGATCGCCGTCGACCAGGCGGGCTCTGTCGGCCCCGAGACGCCGGCCGCGGTGCATTTGAAATATCGGCCGTTATAGACTGAGGGTTTGACGATATCGCCGAGCGCCGCGTCGAAGGGCTCAACGGCCGTGTAGGATTTGGTCGCCTGCCACGTGTAGGGATTGAGCCGGATCTTGCAGCCGAACCGTTCGTTGAAAATATCTTTGATCCGATTGCCGAATTGCGCGCGGCATGTGATCGACGTGATCGGCCCGCCGTTCTGCGCGAGCATCGAGAGAAGCCCATGGCCCTCGGCGACGAACGTTATATCGCCGTAACTGATATCGCCCAGGCGGCCGTATTCGAGCACGTGTTTCCCTGCGGCGAGATTCAGATAATTGATCTCGAACGTCTCGTATTCGGCGCCGCTGTAAAGGCCGCGCTCGATATCGACGGCGGTGATCTCGTCGGAATTGAGGAGCGCATGAAGATCCCGCGTGCTGAAAGAGAGATCGGAGGATAGATCCATGGCCGAGGGCTTCGATCCGGTCCGGGCCCAATAGGTCACGCCATCGATAACGAGATTCTTTTCGAATTCCGTGAAGCCGAGCACGCGGCGCATCGTGCCGAAATTGGATCCGGCCGCGTACAGAGAAAAGGCCGTGGCATCGATGTTGATCGCGACCTGTTTCGGCGAGATCACCGAGAGGATCGCCGCATATTGATCATTGATCTCTTCCATCCCCTCGATGCCGGTGAATTTGACGTTCATTTCCTCGCGGTAGAAATGCGGCGAGAGCGTCGTCACGATCGCGGGATTGGTCTTGGTGATGTTCACCACGCGCGGCTGCCGTGCGGCGAGGGTCAATTGGGTGCAGAACGCGATCGTCTGCACCTGGCCTTGATAATGCGTGAGCAGGCCCGCCGGAATCGTTCTCACGGCGTGAGCCTCACTTCCTCCAGGTGGACGTTGACCTCGCCCGTCTGCCACGCCAGGAACGATCCGTCGAAATCGTCGGAGGCGAATTTCGCGGGATGAAAATATTCGTAGCCCGCGCGGACGATCTGGCCGGCGGAGAGACCCACGCTGCGGCTGATCACGCCCGTCGAGGCGTTCATCGTCCAGCCGGCGAGTTCCTCAACGCCATTGACCGAAACGCGGAGCGTGCCGGCCTTCGGCTTATAAATCGTTTTCACGAGAGACGCGCTGCCGACGGTGTATGTCTTGATCAATTGAAAATCCTTCTGGCCGGCGACGGCCGTGCCGAGGATCTGATCTATCGGGGTGATATCGATTTCAAATTGATCGCCGTGCGCCGATTTGAAATCCGCCCAATATTTGTAAAGGAAAATGTGCCCCTGTCCGCGCACGACCATGAAGAGCTTGTAGAGATCGTAGATCTTCCCGGCCTGGCGCGCGCCATAGCCGACGTCCCACTCGCAGAGCGGCGTATCGCGTTTGATGTCCGCCTGATGCCAGCCGCTCGGGAGTTTCGCCATCCGCGTCAGGAATCGCGGGCCGCCGGGCGAATGGAAGCTGATATCGGTCGGGAACACAATGTCATCGTAAACGGCCATGGCTTATCCCATTCGCGCGATTTGATTGTTGAGCCTCGTTGCGATCGAGCGTTGCGACGCCTGGAAGCTCCCGGCATCTTTCGTGTAGACGTTCATGTTGACGACCGCACCGTTCCTGGAGGGCGTCGCGCCGCCGCGCGGAATCACTCGCTCGCCTTTGAGCAGGATCGCCGGCACTTCGTCCTGTTTGAGTCCCGGGATCCCGCCCATGTGATATCGTTTGGCGTTCTTGAACACGGACGCGAGGACCGGCCGGAGCGTGCCATCCCGGCCGACAACACCACCCGTGTGATATCCGCCGGCGAGGCCTGCGGATAATCCCGCGTAAGGATCGAAGCCAAGGGACGCCTGCGCTGTCGCCAGCGTTCCGGTCGCCGAGCTCGCGCCGCCGAACATTCCCAGGAGTTGCCCGATGAATCCGCCGATCTGTCCGGTCCCGCCGGATTTGCTGCCAAAATCCGGCCCGAGAGCAGCGGTCTTTAACTGCAGCACGAGGAATTCCGAGACGAGCTCGTCGATCACTTTTTTGACCCGGTTGCCGAAATCCTCCCAGGATTTGATATTCCCGCCGAGGGCATCCTTGGCCAGATCCGTCATGGCGTCGAAAGCCCGCTCCATTGCGCGGCGCTGGAATTCGGTGATCTCGTCGGTTTTGTTGTTGATCTCGTTCAGGGTTTTTTGCCAAGCCAGGGAGACGTCCTCCGCGATCCGCTCCTGGCCGGCGCCGGCGGCCTCGCCGAGTTCGGTGATCCTCTTCGCCGTTTTGACGAATTCAACCTCGATCGTGGCGATCCGCGCCTGTTCCTTGCCCTCTGGCGTGCGTTGATCGATGGCCCCGATCTTCAATTCGGTCCGGAGATCTTCGAGATCCTTTAGGGCCTGGTCGCGGGTTTGATTGATCTCGTTAAGCGCGCCCTTCCAGGCGAGCGAGACGTTGGCGGCGATCTGTTCCTGCGTCTGTCCGGCCTTCTTCCCGAGCTCGTCGAGCTTCTTTGCCGTGCGGGCGAATTCGGTCTCGATCTGCGCGATCCGTGCCTGTTCTTTGCCCAGCGGCGTACTCGTATCGATCGCCTTGATGGAAAGATTTTGCCGGACCTCGATCAGCTCCTTGTTGGCTTTGAGCTTTTCGAGCTCGTCGTTGGCGGCGACGATAATCTCTTTGTATTTGCGGAATTCATCGATCGAGGCAATTTTCTTTCCCTCGGCGACCCGCTTCTGATTGAATTCGGCGAGCTCCAGGTCCAGCGCGATCTCTTTGGCGATCTTGTCGCCGTCGCGGAGTTTGGTGAATTCGATATCGATCTGGTCGATCTGTTTCTGAAGGCCGGCGAAAAAATCCTCAACGCCGGTGTCCTTCGCCCCGCCGGTCGATTTGACGCCGAGCCCCTGGAATGGGGCGGGTTTTGGTTTCGGCTGCGCCTCTCTCGTCCGGGCCTCCTCGAGCTCGGCCTGCACGCGCCGTTGTGCTCCGATATCGCCGGGTGCGAATTTCTGGAGATGCGCCAGGCGGGCTTCCAATTGCGCGACGCTCGACGGGACCGCGCCGAGGGCCTGGAGCATGTTGTTTAATGCGCGCGCCGTGAAGTCGTAGACGGCCGCGGTGAGACGAACGATTTGATCTTTCAGATCGCCGAGACGTTTGTAAGCGAGCGCCGTCGAGGCATCGAGCTTGGTCATGCCCCCTTCGACCCATGCGAGGATCGCCGCATTCGCGCGCGCGCCCGACTTGCCAAAGAATTCCGCCGCGATCGCCGCGCGATCGTTCCGATTGGCGACGTCGGCTAATTTATTGGCGATCCGCTCGAAGAATTCATCCGGCGAGGCGTTTTGCATCTCGCGGACGTTGAGGCCTAACCGTTGCAGAGTCTTGGCGGCGTCGCTGCCGTCGGCGTCCATCTGGCCGAGCGTCTTTTGCGCCTTCAGGATCGACGTGGCGAGATCGTCGATCGTGATCCCGTTCTGTTCGGCCGAGACACGGAGCGCGCCGAGGGTCTCGATCGAGATGCCGGTCTGATCGCTGAGATCCGAGAGCTTGTCGCCAAGCTCGGCCACGTTGTTTAGGAACGACGCGATCCCGCCGACTGAGAGGCCCACGCCGATCCCGCCGAGCGCCACGTTGGCCGCCTTTTGGATCCCGTCGAAGGTCGATTTGAAACTGCTGCGGAGTTTGGTGAGCTCCGATTCGATCTTCGCGAGCCGCGCCTCGATGACAACTGTTTGTTTGATTTCGTTGTCAGCCATTTACATCCCCGCGCCGAGCGTGTTGGGCAATGATGCTGCCGAAATAGAATTCGAGGGCCGCCTCCTCGTCCTCGGGAGTTGGCTCGTTTTCTGGCCCTGCCAGAAACGTGAAGATATCGCTTGCTTTGAAGAAAGGATTTTTGACCGGATCGCGGTTGACGTTATAGATCGCCGCCGCGATCGTCCCGGAACGGAAAAAATCCCTGCGGATTCGGTCTTGATGGCGCCCTTGAAGCGCATGCAATTCGACGGGCGTAAGCTGCCAAAATCTTTCGTCGTTGAGGCCGAGCTCGATTACTGCAAAGCTCCAGAGATCGAGCCAGGCCGCCCGGCCAAAGGGGGCGGCTGATCCTCGCTCACCTCTTTGTCTTCCTCTTTCTTTTCCATAGCCTTGCTGGTGATTTGCAAGTAATACTCGAGGACAGCGGCGGCCAGGCGGGGCCGCGTCCAGGGCGAGGCCTCAATCAATTCGAGAATCGCGTCGAGGCCGATCTGTTCCTGTTTCTCGTCGAGAGCGATTTCGTTCAATCCAGCCCACAACAGCACGGCCAAGAGATCAAGCGGGAAATACCGCAACATCGATTGCCGCGCCGCTTCCAGTACGAGATTGTCGATGGCTATGTAATCCGCGACGCCGGCGCCGCGTTGCCGATTGATCTCATGCTCTGCTCTCAGGAGCGCGCGAAGATTCAATTTGAATCTTCGCGGCTTGTCGAGCTCTATCTCGATCGGTTCGAAAATCATGTTCCCTCTTGGTTGCGGAGCCGGGAGTTGAACCCGGGAAGCGAAGTTTATGAGATTCCACCAGGGGCCGCCCTCCCCGCGTTGCGATTAGGTTAGGCGCGTCGGTAATCCCGTGACCTTCAGCGAATATTCAAGCTGCGCAATGTCGGTGAAATTGAGACCACCGCCGCCGAATCCGTATCGCGACACGCGCGCGGTGAATTCGAATCCTCGCACGCCATCGGGAAAGAACGATCTCCAGATCAATTTGGTCTGATTGATGAAATCGTCGTAGATCTGGTTATGCATCGCGATGTCCGGATGAAAGACCAGCGTCGCTCCCGATTCGTCGCCGCGCTTGATCGTGGGCTCGTTCTCCTCGAAGGCGCCCTCGGAATCGTGATTCGTTGAATCGGCGTATTCCTGCGTTGCCGTCGGGACGGGCACGAGCCGCATTTGCGCCACACGCTCGAAGATCAGCGTGGCGGGGTTTTTCCGCCACAGCGTCGAGCCCTTCAAATACAGAGCCTGGGTAGCTGCCATGTTCCCTCCTGGGACCTGAAATTAAATGCCTGTTATTTCGGCCAGCGAAACAGACCCACGGTGACGCTCGTGAGCGCGCTCCAGGTCAACGCCATTTTCTTGGTCGTTCCATCCCGGAAGCGCAGATAATTTTTCGGCGTGATGATCGCGTATTTGCCCGCCGCGATCACGATCGCTTCATCGGTCGCCGGATGGCCGAAACTGCAAACGTCCGCCTCTTCGAGCGTCAACGTTTTCGGCGAGGCGTCGCCATTCTTCACGATCAAAAAATCTTTCCCGTCCACGTCGGGAACGGTTTGCCCGGCGGCCGCGGCGACCAGCAGCACATCGATATCCGCGATCTTGTGAACGGCATCAAAAACATTTCGGGTGAGATCGGCCATAAATCCTCCTGGTTATGTGGCGTCGTTTTCGTTCGTTTGATATTGCACGATGATTTTGAAATCGGCCCCCGCGCGCGGATAATTCTGATCGGTGAACAATGACGCGATGCCGACCTTCCAGGTATCATCGGCCAGGCCCCCGCGCGTCGGATCCGCGAGCAGCGCGGCATGCAGATCGCCGATGATCCGTTCGAGCTCAAGCCCCGCACGATCGCCGGCCTCATCGACGGCAATACGGCACGCTAAGCCCGCGCGCTCCGAATAGATATCGTCCGGATAACGTTCGGTGATCTCGTCGTCGGGCAAGATCCCGAGGGCCGGCCGCGGCTTCTGGAGCACTTCGAAGCTCCCGTAGCCGACGGATTTGATCGATTCGATCGCCTCGGCCGTGGCGATCAAATGTTGGATGATCTTCAGGCGTTTCGTCTCAGCCATCAGAGGTCCTTGCCGAATTCGCGGGCCTGTTCCTCGGGCAAATTCTGCTTACACGCCGGGCAAACCTTTTTGATATCGACCTCTGCGTCGCCGGAGAAATGCACGCCGTACATTGGCACAACTTCGAGCTCCACGCGGGTTAGTTGGCCGGCTTGCGTCGAGATCCGGACCCCGCGCACATGCGTCACGGGTTTGCCGTCAATGATGATCGTTCCCATGCCGGTTGCGTTGATGTTCACCTCGACCGTTTTCACGTTCATCGTATGATCCCCTTGTCGTAGCGCGTGCGGATCGTCATGCCGTGCCCGGTGATCTGGAGGAGCTCGGCGACCAATTCCTTTTCACGCGCCGCCAATTGAGCATACGTCGGGCGCATGCCCTGTTCGGTCCGTTCCGCGATCTGCAAAACGTTGCGCAAGCCAACGCTTTTGGTGGAGAGCATTTCGCGCATCGCGCAGCGGACCGCGCGGAGATCCTCCTCGATTTCTTCCTGCGTGCGTGCCATCAGTAAAAAGTTTGATCCACGAATCTAAACGCTCGCACGATCTCCTCAGGCACTTTTCGTTGCAGATAATCCGAGATCTGCGCCTGGATCTTCCTTCGAGAAAAAATCAACGCGATCGACGGCCCGAATAATTCTTTGATCGGGAGCCTCTTGGATCCCGCGCGTTTGAATACGCCCATGTGCCCGCTCTTCTTCATTCTCGCGATGAACGATCCCGGGATCAGCGTGTTTCGTTTGCAGTACCGCACGCCGCCCGCGGGCCGCCGCCGCGTGACGGTTTTCGGGCGCGGATTCAATTGAAAGATCGGGATCCGGTCCTTTTTCGTCGATCGCGCGGCGAGCTCCGCGCGCGGGCTGTCCGCGGTCGCGGCCTTCAAATATAGGTTGCTGCGGATTGCCTTCTGCGTGCTCGCGCCAAGATCCTGCTGGATCAATCGCACCGAGAGCGTGAACGTTCCCCGTGCGGCCCGATTGATGCCGGCGGCCGCCGCTTTCGGGTATCGCTTGAGGCTCTGATTGAGCTTTCGCCCAAAATCAGCGTGATCGAAGCTGATACGGATCGGATCCGTCATTAAACCTTCGTCAATTTAACGACAGCGCGGGGCTTGGTGCAGAGATAGAGAGGATTGGATTGAAGATCCAATGCGATCCCCAGGCCGCGCGGCATCATTTCTTGACGGACCTCGATCGGAAATCCGTTGGGAAATTCCGGCATCTGATTGACGCGATCGATCCAGGTCGACGGAGCGAAGCGGCCGATGAAAAGGCCAGGCACTCCGACCGGGATCAGATAGGCGTCGTCGGTTCCGATGTAAGAGACCCCGCCGACGCTGCCGCGGTAGTTTTCCCAATTGACGCCGAACGCCGGGAAGCTCCGGTAGGCAAGATTGGTCCCGCTCAAACTCTGGGCGGCCTGCCACTGGAGATAATATTGCTGCACCTTGGCGTGCGACAGGAACGTATCGAAAAAGCTGTCGCCGCAGAGCGCAATAAAGCTCACGACCGGATCGGCGCCGAGGGCGGTTTCAGCCAGCCGAATCGCCTCGCGGGTTTTCACGTCGACGTTGGTCGTGCCCGTGGTCAGAGCCATGGCCTGCGTCTGCTGCAAAACGCCGAACTCGGTGAATAGATCGTAGATCACTGTCACGCCATCGGCATCGAGGATCTGTCCCTTGACGGCGCCGAGCTTGTGGTATTCGAGGGTCGCCTCGTATCGGTTGCGGGCCTTCGAGAGCTTGCGATTGACCACGCTCTCAACACTGGCGAGAACCGCCTGGGGCGTTTGATTCACGGCGTAGGCGCGAAGGTTTTGAACCTCGTCGGCCTGCACCGAGCTCTGAAGCGGCATGTGCGGGATCTTGAACGGCCGCATTTTGCGCTTATCGCTCGAGAAGGTATCGCCCGGGGCGCCGCGCTCCGCGACTTTAACCAAGGTCAGGGTCTGTTTATCTTCCTCGATCCAGGCGACCGTTTCGGCGATGCCCTCTTCCTCGAAAAGGTTGTATCGACTGAGCTGATTGGGTACGTGGTCGAAACTGTTGATCGTCTTGGTGAGCCCGGCCATCGTGAAGGCCGAATCGGCGGCAAATACGTCTAATACATCTGGCATGGAATTTTCTCCTTAAATTGAAATTGTGACTGGTTATTTGCCCCGCACGATAATGCCGATCGCGGCGAGATCGGCGACGCCGGCGTCTTTGTCTCCTTGGCTCATGGCTGTCTTCCATTGCAGGGTGTCGTAATCGACCTCGGCATAGCGCGCCAAAATCACTCCCTTTTTATCCCCGCTCGTAGCGTCGACCGCGCCGATCAAAACTCCGGCGGCCGCCTGGCTGCCGTCGGCCAGGGCGTTGTCGTATTCCTTGTATTTGCCGGATGCCGTGATTTTCCCGACGACAAACATCGCGCCCAGATTTTGCCCGCTGACGACGGTGATCTCTTCGCGAGAGATCGTGCGATTGCCCTCGGAGAGATTGCCCTCGTTTTTGTGGATGGCCTCGTTTTGCACAGCCATAAAAATTCCTCCTATGGAGACGGTTAAAAAATTATTGTCCGAAAATTGTTCTCATGTTACGCTTCGCGTAGATCGCCGCCTGATCCAATTCCACTTTTGGTTTTGCCGTCTGCGCCTCGGGGCGCTGTTTGTTGTCGATCTCCGTCGGATCGAGCGCCGCCTTGATCTTGAGCAAGTGATCGCTTACCTCGCCGGGCGTGAGCGCAGCGGCGATGAATTTCGGGGC